GAAGATTCACAAGAGGTCTTGAATATCTGAGTGTATCCAATACCGTTGTCGAGCTCACGAGAGAATGAGTCAGGAGAACCTGAACCTTCTTCAAAAGCACTACCAATAACAGTACACTTCGTTTGGTCAGCGGCTGCTGTTGTTGAGCCAGTTGCCGCAGAAATTGTGCGACCTGTAAAGGTTGTTGCACTGCCAGTGTCTACTGGAGAGCTTTCAATACGTACAATAGCTGTCTCAGGCTCTTTGGTTGATGCGTTTGTTTCACCAACAGCAAATACCATACCTTTAATTAGGAAGTCTACTGACGCTTCGCCATCTGTTTCTACCGTGTAAGTAAGTGTACTTCCAGCAGCAGGAACAGTGTGAGCAGCTGCAAGCTGGAAACTTCTATCAGTCATATCAATCTTGTTTCTGTCTTTCAGCCACCTAAACTGTGGGTCGTCCGTTGGGACTTTGGCTACCTTGGATAAGTAAACAAAAAATGGTGATTCTTCTGGAGCGAGGTCTGCTACTCTATCACTAAAGTTAAACAGTCGTCTCGAAGGAATCGTACTATCGATTACCGCACCGGGGTCTCCAACCTTCAACGGATGAGGATTATTATATGTTGACATTATATAATTCCTTCCATTTGTTAGTTAATTAAAGTACGCTATTCCGACTTCCCGCTTTTACGATACCGTCCCAAATTTTACTTTCTTCAGTTTTAGGAGAGCTAGGTGCTCCGCCTTGAAGAACGCCAGCCGTTCTTGGCTGTTCTTGAGCTTGTCGTACAGCTTGAGCAGTCTCTGGGCCGTTTCCTTTATTCTTAACGTCCCGAAATAGCTTCACCAGATTTGATAACCCAACAGACTCTTTTGGTTGTGTAACAAATCCCATAAACTCTTTGACATCCGTGTCAGAAAATTTATAGGTATTACGCAATTCATTAACAGTATTGTTGTATGTTATCTCCTCTTGCATTTGTTGCTTTTGTTGCGCCATCGCATTGTCAACTACATCTTTGGCAAGCTGCATCTCTTGATTCAGCCTGAACTTGAAAGATGGTGACTCTGGATTATAATACGCATCCCAAGGGTTAAAATCTTCCGCTTTTAAACCGGGTTGATTGTTTTGCTGAGGTTCTGCTGGCCGATTCATATTTTCTTGTAAGACATTTACTAAATCAGGTCTGTTTTCTAAAAGCTCACCAAGTGGCTCTAGTCTACGAAGCTTATCGTTCTCAGCTTGTGATTTATCGTACATTGACTGAAACTTCTTTGCTTCTAACTCCCATTCATTTAGAGGAACCGTTTCGCTTTCAACACTTTGCTCTGGAGCAGAATAATCCACTTCGTCAACTGCGTCAACTTGTGGTTGTGTTTCTGCAACATTTGCTTCAGTATCGTAAGCAGCGTTGGTTTCTTCTCTTACTTCTGCTATGATGTCGTTGCCTTGATTTGCTAAACCATCAGCGGTTTGCATGGCCTCTGTCTGTGTATTGTCCATTGTATCTCCTTAATAGATGTCTCTATGCTTCTGGAGCAGAACTAGCGTCTTTTCTAACATTTGCTAATTTCTCCGCTTCGAGCTTCACCTTTGTTTGTAGATTGTTTAATTGAACTCTCCTATCAGCTTTGGCGTCTGAAGCGATATCTTGTAATCGAGATTTAAATTTCTCAACCTCGACACGTTTTCTATCGCTAACAGACTCCCTTTGGGCAGTCTGGAGGTCACCCTCCAAATTCTTTATTTGTTCTTCCATTGCCTGTATCTGTCTTTGCATCAATGCTCTTTCTTCAGTACGGCGCATAATACCTTCCTTGTCAAATATTTCTGGATTCTTTTTAAGCACTTCTTGCTTGTCTACGATACCCATACGGAACGCTTCCATATAGACACCAAGTTCGGCCCATTTATTTGTTGGCAATGTAGAACCGGGTTCAATGCGAATGTCATGCTGAGCTAAGTTATGTCTTTCTTTCTTAATGTCAAGAATAGTTCCAACATTATCATCGTACATATTAACTGTTGCCTCTGTTATGTCGTTATTCGCACTAATTAATCTAAAAATCTTTTTGTATGTATAATGTCCTTTGGACAAATTGTATAGCACTTGACCGAGGCGATTAATACTAAACTCAATATCTCTAAGTTTTGACTTGGGTCTTTCTGTTCCAAGTGCAATCATACGTTCTGTACCCGCAACGGTTTCAGGTGCTTTGTCGGAAAATCCGTGCATCATCTCTGGCAAACCAAACGTAAAGTCTATATAAAACTCACACTGTTGTATTAGTCTGTAAAACTCAGAAGCTAATGGTTGGGGCGCAGGAAAGTGTGGCTCTCCTTGAGTAGAGTCAACTTCTATTACTGCATTAGGATTAGCCCAGTCTCTCTCTAGTTGACCGATATCTTCAACGCTACCTAATGGAACTAATAGCTTGAGTCCACCAGACGCTTGAGCATGGGAAACAGCAAGTGACCAAAGTTTATTAAGAAGACGTTGCATTGGTCTAGCACGAGATACATCTGACTTTGGATACGGTGTTTCTGTAAATATATTTGGAAAAGGTACGATTGGATAATGGTCTGTATTGAGAATTGTTTCATATAATACTATTTGGCCAATACTTGCACACACTTTAACACGTGTTTGCTGTATTGGTATTACTTCATATTGATTTACTTCTATCTGTTCTCTATTATTTTCTACAAATTCTTCATACTCAGCTTCACCTAATACTGTTTCTTCGCCATTTTGCATATCGATAACACGATAGAATGTGACTTTTGTCTTATAAAATCTTTCTAGTATCTGATATTTGTTTCTTTCGTAATATTCTAATTCGTTTGTTTCCGCAGGCGTATAAACTTTTCTAGTATTACTATTCATTGCGTCAGGGTAATCTTCTTCAAGGTATGTTTCTAAGTCTTGAATAATCCCTGCCTCTGTCTCTCCTGTCTCTTCGTTTTTTTGCTCTCCTAATTCTGGGTAGAGGTTTGTAACTTGTTCACCTGTAAGTATAGTAGAAAGGATAACGCTCTCGGCGTCATCGTACCATCGGTTGCGCGTATTAGGGGAAACATAGACCCTGAAAGGATTTACATATGTGAACTTTACATCACCTCTACCGAAGTCTGACTCTGGGTCAACGTAACAATACAGATAACCCATACCTGTTGTTGCGTAATCGTGAATGGCTTGTTTTAGTTGCCAGTCACCATTTGACTGTCCCCAGATAAAACCCATAATAGTTCTCCATAGTGAAGCAACTTTTACATCTGAATCTTCTCTTGGGGTAATTGTAAAAGCTGGTGAACGAGATGTCAACACCGCTTTGAATTTTTCTATGGCTGGCCCAATCCTGTCCATTGGGACGTCTGCTTGATTACGAGATTGTAAATCATCTACCTCTGCTGCGGTAAAATGATTTCCGTGATAAAAGTCTATATCATAACGAGATTCTGTATCCCAACTCTGCCTTGCATCTCTATACCTTCTGTACAGCTCTTGGTTGTAGTCAGCTCGTTTATCTTTTTCTAATACCATTAATTATTTTCGTTTCCTAGTCTTTGTACTAATACTCTGTTAATTAATCCTTTAACCGATGGATTTAATGTTTCTGGAGCAATCATCTTTCTTTGTAGCAATGCTCCTTGTCTTTGAGAAAGTGGCGTTGCAAACCCAAATGCTGACATATACGCCTCTGAAAGTTTTGGCACTTTACTTTGAGACATAATCACCATACCGTCTTCTTCGGCTATGGTTGTATTATAGGTGTCAGGCTTTACGGGACGCACTCTTTTTTCATTTTCAAGTAATGACATAAAGTTTGCCATTTGCTCTCTTTCCATTTCAGCTGCCTCTTCTTCTGTCGCTGCATAGTTCATAAACGCTTCAAACTCCGGTCTACTAACAGAACCAGAAGGCATACTTGTTACCTCACCAAAGTTTCGTAAACCCATGTCAGATGCCTTAACCTGACCGCCTTCTTGCATTGGCATACGCTGTTTTGATGGTGGTATTTTAGACTTTTTCATTCTTTCTAATAGTTTTTTAACATCAGCCTCAGTATCCATAGGCTTGCCTGTAAATGGATTTAAACTTCTACGATACTCTAAAGAATCCATAAATGATTCAAAGTTTTCTTCGGCTTGTTTTTCTAAATCTTTAACGCTGTAAGCAAGTGAATCTGGTGGGCCAAATCTTTCATTGGAATTACGTATTTCCTGTTGCCTGCGAGGCGGGGCTGTACCTTTCTCTTGTGTCAAGGGTAACATTAATGCTTTTGAAAATGCCTCATTAGGGTCAATTTCTCCACGAAACATCCTTGCAGCTAGGCTATCTTGCTCTGGGTAGTATGATTGCTGACCTCTTCTATCCATAAAAAACTTATACGTTAATGGAAACTGTTTTAGCATTTCCATATCTTTTGCCGGATAAGCAC